CTTCAGATCGGTTTTGTCAATCTGTTCACGCATCACATCGATCAGTTTTGACATATTGCCAAAAATAATGTTCATATCGACATTTGCGTCAAGACCCATCATTGAAGCAGACTCGGCAATTTTTTGCTTCATCGCTTTCGCCTCTGGATCATCAGACAAACTCATTCTTGTATAAAGAACTTGTTGCTTATTCAGTAATTTTTGAAGAATATCGACGTGTTTAATTTTATCCTCCTTCGTCATTTTGAAGAACTTAAACACATTATGGTAAATTTCCTCTTGCATTTCGGAAATTTCAGCCATCTCAGCACGGACAACTTCGGATTCAAAAAAACTCATCGGTCTCCTACAACAATTTCTTTCAAGATTTTACGATAACGGAATACATCGATATTTAGAAAGGGAGAATACTTTTTCATTTTCAGACTCACGATCTCCCAAATCGGGTCTTTTAACTTTTTATCAAAGTCTTTCCCGAACAGGAATATTCTATCATAGATTACCAAAGTTTCCAGGCTAATTTTCCCGCTCAGAAAACTTTTTAATACTTTTGGGTGACCGTTTTTGCAGTCAAAGATTTCTTCAAATTTATTTTCAGAGAACAATTTCTCTGTTTCTTCCTTAAAAACGTAACTCAGCGACTGAATCTTTCTTTGCCATTCTGTATAATTTCGGTCACCTTCCCGAATAATGCTTCCAACCCACAAATTAGCAGGATCAGAGGCCATAACAAAATTGCTGATAAAAAAGTCCTCAATTTCTTTGTCAGTTTTATTACGGGACAGTTTTTCGAACCAGAATCGGTCTTTTCGTTTGTAAAAAGACTGAACACTCGCTTTAATTTTACCGCAATACTTTTGGTAATCATAATTAGGTTGCGTAAAGTGATTTTTTAGCGCAATATATGTTTTATAGGTATCAAAGGGCATCATTCTAAAAAAGTAATACGCGAAAATTTTTGCCGGGGTTTTTTGCGCCCAAAAATGGAATTAAAAGCTAATTTTCGTTAGCACAATGAGTATTGCCAAAAAATTGTGTCATACAATATCTACCTTTACACGAATAATAGTCATGATTGTCTATTGATATTTTTTTTACGCCATGATCAATATAAGATGGGAATAGTATCATTGAATTATTTTCACACGAATACTCGTAATCGTACTCTGGAAAAAATATTTCTCCACCAGCAAATTTTTTAGGAGTATGGTGAAAATAGGTGCAAGCCACGAAATTGAATGGTATATCGTAATGTGGATCATAGTAATCCCCATCATGGTAATACCTTACTTTCGTAAAATCATAATTTGAGTTTGTAGCTGATTTGCATTGCGGCGCTAACTTAGAAAACAATTTCAAATATTTACCATCGAACAATTTTCTATTTAAATTGATAATATTTGAAATATTGCGATTAGTATATACAAAATCTAATTCTATTGCATGTGATTTGGTAACATAATTACCATCTTTATCATGTGCCGCACCAAACTTATCTGGCGTTAGTAACTTGTTTGGTTTAGTAAGAAAATATAGTTCTTCCCAAATTAATTCAAGTTCTTTTTCATCATACATATTTTCCACGATTAAATGTGGAAATGGTTCTTTTAATTGATGGATAATTTGCATTAGAACACCAATCTAGCTCTCGAACTACGCTTCAAAAAGTTTAATTGCATTGCCTCATACTTAATCTTTTCCTTAAGTGGTTTTGAAATCAACTTAGGAACACTTTCCAAATCAATACTATTCTTTTCGCAAAAATAAACGATAGCATCAATGTAGTTCATGCTTAAATCGCTATGCACTAAACTCTCAATTTCTTGAGCAAATTTTGCTGGGCAGAAAAACTTGTCTTCGAATACTTTTTCGAGCTCATTCTGCATTTGACCTAAAACCGTGACGTACATTTATAATAAAACTTTTGATCATCATAATACATAACTTATTATTTGTCAATGCTTGACAATTTATCTGTAACAAATTTTTTGATATATTGAGTCAACAAACGAAGATATTTTTCCTTGTCTCTTTCTTCATATACTACACATTCTCCTGTTTCGCAAGTCATAATAATCACGAATTTTTTAACTGACAATCCAGTCAATTCATGAAGCATACACGCATATGCACAACACTGTACGAAGTAATGTTCGATCCACTCCTTTGGTTTTGGTTTTTTGGAGGTCTTAAAGTCAATAATAGAAAGCTCTCCATCATGTTCTGCGATACAATCTACAGTTCCAGCAATTCCCAAATATTTGCTGTAGAGAGAACCTTCTAGTGCATAGATATTATTTATGCGTTTTAATTCGGGAACTGAAACTTGAAATAACATCTCAGAAATTGGAAGAACATCTGAGTTGAGATCCATATTGCGAAGATACTGTTCAATCAAAGTATGAGTATCAGTTCCTCTTGATGTAGCTTTACGTGTGATTCGATCTGCCTCTGCGTCACCAACCTTTTTTCTCCAAGAAGCAAAAAAGTCTTTATTGAAATGACTAATAACAGAAGTAATCGAAACAAGACGTATAAGTTCCTCTTCATTAGGAACTTTATAGTATCTTACGCCATCAATTGTTTCCCTTTCCAAATTAGGAAGGTCAATATCTACATGATCAAATGTCATCACATTCCCAATTCAGCTTTAGCAACTAAGTATTCTTTACAGAGACCAGATCTTACAATATCTTCGAGTCCAAATTCAATCAGTTCCATAGACGGCATTTGATGAAGAATACGCATGAAATCAATGATTCCATTCTTCTCATTCGTCTTCACTAAATCACTTTGAGTTGCATCTCCACAGAACATAATTTTTGTATTCTCACCAACACGAGTGATAATACTATCTAATTCGTGAAAATTAAGGTTTTGAAACTCATCAACAATAATCACTGCATTATCAAGAGTTGTACCACGAATGAATGATGTGCTCCAGAAACTAATCGTTCCCTGATTCTTTAAGTTGCCATACAGCATTTCAAAATCATTATCTGTTGGCATCTCAAACATATACTTTACCATATTCTTATATGGAATTTGATAAAGAGACGATTTATCTTCGTGATCGCCTGGAAGGAAACCAATCTCACGAGTGGCAACAAGAGACCTAACGATGTAAATTTTTTCGTATGGAGATTTTTCGTTTAAAACATCTTGAAGTGCATTGTAAAGGGTAATAAATGTTTTACCCGTGCCTGCAGCTCCATATGCAACAACGTTTTTACCATCATCATATGCATCAAATAAACGCTCTTGATTATCTGTAAGGGGATCAATAGCTCTCATGTAATCGAGATTGATTGGTTTCTTCCTCTTCATTTGTTTGTTGCTCATTCCAAAGGGAACTGGGCTGGTGCCGATCCCTGCTGATTTTTTTCTTGGCATACTAATTAAAAGGTCTAACTTTTGATCCTGGAGCTTTAGAAGCTTTTCTTAACACGTCATTCCACCCTGGGTTTTTTTGAATGAGTTTGTCAGCCCATTCTCCAACTTCCCCTGCAGATGCACACCCTTCAGACCAATCCCTTTTCCATTCAGGATTGTCTTTATACCATTGAGTAATGTCATGAACACTCATTTCGATTACTCGTTTTTCTCCCGTCTCTACGTGAATAATCGGATAAATTGCCATAATATGTAATAATGTGTAATGTTATTTAGAGATAAAGTGTATCGAGTTTTCTGATGGTTTTATCCTTACTTATATCATACCACAAATATTTTGCAGCGCCAATAGATGTACCACCATCATGTGCAATTGGATCAACATAAAAATTAACTTTTGGAAACTCTTTAAGATAATGATAGTTGTTTACACAATTTAAAAAGTAACCTCCAGATAATGCAATATTATTTGTACCACATAAATCTAATGCTTTTTCAATAAGGTGTATTGTATGTTTTTTTGTTTCCTCTTGAAGAGTTTTTAATATATCCCGCTGTTCTTGGGGTGGTAAACTCACAATCATTTCGGAAAGTGCAAATGCTACATTATTGTTTGTGATTTCAATATCAAGAATTTTAGTAAACCAACTTCCATAAGTGTCTACATTTTTACCATATGAAGCCAATCCCATTATTTTACCAGCATCATTACCAGCGTTATATCCCATTCGGTATGAAAATGTATTGAATAACATTCCACACCCAGCAGAATCAGATAAAACTAACGTACAATCGTCCTGTTTTTTGACTTCAAAATCTTTATAACATCCAGTACCCAATCTTGAATAGTGTTTAAATTTTTTTTTGAATCCATCATTATAATTGAAAGAATAAATTGATTCAATTTCTTTAAATGGTAGATTGTCTGTACGTTCAAAACTTGATCCTGAGCCATCTATAATTAAACATGCACACTCTTCAAAACCAGAAGAAAATGCAGAGATTGATGCATGATATACATGATGATTTTCTGCACGATAACTAACTTTATCCCAAGACAATCCAGAATCTTTTAATTGTTCTAATACAAAAGATATTATTGATTCATCTAGACGATTGCCGAAAGAAGTAAATATAATATGATCAATAAAGTTTGTATGTTTTTTTATATCTTCGCTATGATAAAAGGTAAAAGGAAATTTTTTTCTATTATATTCGTTATGTTTTATTTTTGATTTTCTTTCACATTCTCGATAGAAAATAATTTCTCCATCTTGAAGTAAACATGCAGAAGAATCATGAGATATGTTTATGCCAAGAATATACATTACTTATTCTCCTCTACAATCAATCGCATTTCTTCAGGTAAAAACAAATACTCAATCTCAGATCTTTTCAATGTATCTATAGCATCATCCAAAGTCTCAACCAAAACTTCCCCTCCAAGATTAAATGAAGTATTAAACAGAATGGGAACATTAGTTTTTTGATAAAAAGATTCTATCAAATTATAGTAGTGATAATTTTGCTCTTTTGTTACTGTTTGTATTCTGCAAGTACCATCAACATGGATAATTCCTGGTATTAAATTTTCCTTATCTTCCCAAACTTTTACTGCGTAGGACATGAAAGGACTTTCATTTAGTCCTGCCATATCAAACCATTCGTGAGCATATTCAAGTAACATTGATCCAGCAAACGGTCTAAACCATTCTCTTTTTTTAATTTTATTTACATGATCCTTTGCATTTGGATCACGAGGATCATAAAGAATAGAACGATTGCCAAGAGCTCGAGGACCAGCCTCAGATTTTCCCTGAAAGAGTGCTACTATGTTTCCTTTGATTATCAAGTCAGAAACATAAGAATAGTCTACTTCCATTCAAGTGCCTCCGCAACTGTTGGAAACTGTTCGGTAAACACCTTCTTACATTGCAGAGCAATATCCATATGTTCTTTCTGTGTTCCATTAGCCGAACGAAGATTGATGTAATGGATCCACGAACGGCAAGAACCCGTCATATAGATGCGTGTAGGCGTCGCTAAGGGTAGTACAAAGCGGGCACACTCTTTTGCTACTCCATGATCAAGGAGTTTCTTATAAAGTTTATTTGAATCTTCAAAATGTTTTGCAATTTCACCTTGAAGAGTAAGTTTTAAATATCCATCAAGATCATCTAGAGAGTTCTGACGATTCTTAGTATCTTGACGACGAAGATCTGGAGTGGGAATGTGTTCTGTTAGGAGATTTGTATCCGCATAACGTTGCGAAAATTCTTGAAATGTGAAACTACGATGGCGAAGTATCTGGGCTGCAATACCACGAGTTGTTTCAATTTCAAGAGTCATAGAAGACTGCTCAAACACAGACCAATGATTATGCTTAATACAATAAGCAAGCAACTTGGCATAGTTCTCGTTATCCTGATTAGCAGGATTAGAGACTCGTGCAATGTATGCCATTGTTTTTTCGGCATC